CGCGGGGGGCGGCGGAGGCGATGCCGCGCCTTCGACGACGAAGTGGCTGTTGCCAGCGATCTTCGCCTGCACAGCCGCCGGCATGTCGGAGATGTCGATCGCCTGCCCTCGCGGGAAGATGCGGCCGAACGCCTCCAACGCTGGCGTGGTGTCGTCGCCGTCGTGACCGACGAACATTGCCTTCATGGTGCCGACCTCACGCCGTGGTGCTGGCGGTGAGCGCCGTGGTGCTGAACTCGTGGTCGACGAAGTAGAGCACGGTCACGCTGAGCGTGCCGGCCGCACCCGTCGCCGAGGCCGTCTTGATGTAGGCCTTGATCAGCGTGTCGGCGGTGTACTTGTACATGAAGCCAGTGACGGCGATCGCGCTCGAAAGCGTGCCCGCCTGGCCGATGGTGGACGCGGCGAGCAGCCGGTCCTCGTCGCTGTCGTCGCCGATGTCGATCACCACGGCCGGCGAGCCGTTCGTGTCGATGTCGGTGGACATGGCCGTGATGCCGACGACGACCGCGCCCTTCGGCAGGTAGAACAGGCCTACCTCGTCGTTGGCGTTGTCGATCATGGCGGTGGTGAGCGCCACGTTGGTCACGGCGGCGGTGAGCCCCCTGTGCCCGATGGTGCCGGCGCGCGTCGCGAACGACNNGCTCTGGTCCGTGTAATAGACTGCCATTGTCAGTGTCCTTTCAGATCAGGTGCCGGATCAAGCGTCAGCCGCGGCGCTGCAATAGATCGTCGAGATGCCGAGATCCTTGCGTGTGCCGGAGCCGTTGGCCCATTCGAGCTTCTCGAGGCCGTAGGCGAGCTCGATGCCGACGCCCTTGACGAAGCCGTAGTCGGTGATGTCCGAGACGGTCGGCTCGGGCGCCTGGTGCATGACGTGAGCGATGCTCTGCGCCCCGCACAGGAAGTTGGCGCCAACGTCGATCGACGACGCGCCGACGGCCGAGAGATGCGTCTTGGTGTTGACGCCGGCACCCTGGCGCGCGGTGTAGAACTCCGGGATCTCCCGGATGATCACGCCGTCATAGATCAGGTCGCCGTCCTGGAAGAGCGGGTTGGCGTCCACGTCGCGCGGGCGCGCGTCGCGGTTCGCCGCCGTCATGGTGCTGTTCTCCTTGAGGTCGCGGAAGCACAGCGGATGGGCGAACATCACATAGTACTCGCGCCCCTGCGTGCCGGTCTTGAACGGCCGGATGTGCGGGGAGGCGATGCGGGCGCGGCGCTTGGCGAGGCTGATGATCGACGGCGAGAGCTTGTCGGCCGTGCTGTCGACGTTGGCGAGCGACGCCGAGTGGTCGTTCGACGAGTTGTTGGCGACCGCCGCACCGAACAGCACGCGATCCGCGTTCGCTGCGAGCCAGGCGTCCTTCGTCGCCTCGGCGGCGGCGTCGTAGGCCGTGCCCTGGATCGTGTGGAACGAGTTGATGATCGCGTACTTGAGATGCTCGGACGCCCAATCGCGAAGCTGCGGCGTCGCCGTGCCCCACACGTCGGACGCGCTCTTCTCGATGTCGAACTTCGACATCTTGACGGCGTTCCGGTAGTAGGCCCACGTCACGTCCTTGTAGTACTGGTCGAGCTGCTCCTCGTTGCCGGTGAGCTGGGTGTTGCCCGAGACGCCGGTGGCCTGCAGGCGGGCGATCAGCGGGACGCGGATCGTGTACCCGCCCTTCTCATCCGCGATGGTGTGGATGATGTCATTGGCGCTCGCGCCCATGTAGGGCGTGAAGCCGGTGTCGCGGGTGTACTCCCGCAGCACCTTCTTTTTCCACTCGGTCCGCTCGAGACCGGTGAGGATCAGTGTCTGTGCCATTGTGGTCTGCTCTCGTCAGGGTGACGAGCGATCAGAACGCCCTGCGGTTGCGGTCGTGCGCGAATGCCGCATTGATCATGGCGCTGTCGCTCTGGGGAGCGGCACCGACGTTGACGCTGGCCGAGGTCTGATCGGCGAGCGAGGTCGGGAACCGCGGCTGCTGCTGCGGCTGCCCATTGCCCTGACCCTTCTTCAGCCCTTCGAGAGCGCGTTGCGCGCCCTCCTGCCGCAGGCGTTCCGCATAGGCGGCGGGATCGTTGCCGACCTGTGCGATGACCTGCTGCTGCTGATGCCACTGCACGAGCGTCCCGTATGGATCGGGATACTGCGCGAAGGCGCCGAGCACGTTGTTCCGCTGCGCAAACTGCATGGCATCGTTCACGGCCTGATCGCCGAACGCTCGGCGGGCCGAGAACTCGCTCATGTTGAGGAACTGGTCGTGTGCCTGGCGCTGTACGGCCGCGACGCGGGCTTCGACGCTGCGCTCCACCCATGTCTGAAACCCTTGCGGGTCGACGACGGGATCGGGCGCCTGCTGCGGCTGCTGTGGCTGGACATTCTGGGGTCTGGAATGCTGGGCAGTCTGCTGACTGGCGAGGATCTGGCGCATCTGCTGCTCGTAGGCAGACAGCCGGCCATTCAGCTCGTCATTCAGCCGCTCGGCCTCGCGGCGCTTGGCCGCTTCGGCGTCGAGCCGCCCCTTCGGGATCATGAAGCCAGGATCGTCGCTCCCGGACGCTGCTGGAGCCGGGGCAGTCTGAGCGTCGGGCGCGGGCTGCGCCTTGGGCTCGTCCTGCTTTACCGGAGCAGCAGCGGGCGCGGCGTGATCGGCGCCCCTGTCGCGGTCGGAGAACATCGCATCAGTGATGGCGGAGCCCGTAAGCTCCTGCGTGGCCTGGTCCATTCTATCCTCTTGGGGTGCAACAACCGGTGTCGCCCGGTGTCATGGCGTGATCGCCCGATTTCGCTCGGCGGCGGCGGATTACGCGGGAGGCAACATCGACGCTAAATTCGGATCGACCGGGAGCTCGCCCGGCATAGGGGGCATAGGGGGCATAGGGGGCATAGGCCCGCCCTGCATGCCTCCGGGCGGCATCGGGCCACCCATGGGATTGTCGTTCATCGGCCCGCCGGGCGGCATTGCGCCCATGGGCAGGATCGGGGGCATCATGATCGGCGGGCCTGCCATCTGCATGGCGAGGTCGCCGGTCTGCATGTTCACGGCGTCGGCGTCGGCGAGCGTCTTGACCGTCTGCGCGCGCTTGTAGTCGATCTCCGCCTTGCCCTGCTCGAGCTCCATATCCATGCGGGGGTCGGGCTTCTGCTCGAGGCTTTCGAGGAGTTCCTGCTTGTTCCTGAGCGAGCTCGCCTTGATGACTGTCTGCGGCGGGATCGGGATGCCGGCCTGCGCCATCTTCGTGAGTTGCTCGAACTCCTCCTCCTGCATCGTGATGGAGTCGGGGCCTTCGTCGAGGATGATGTCGACATCGATCTCGGCCAGGATGTTCTGGCCCTGGATCTGGCCCATCGGCCCCATCTGAAACTGGTTGACGCCGAGGAACTTGGTCTCGTCGGCGTCCGTCACCCTGATCCACCGCTCGCCGGTCCATGCCTGACGTATCCGCGCCCAGATGGCTCGGTACACGCGCAGCTTCCAGTCGCGGAGGCGATCGAACACGGGCGACAACTCGGTCATGCCGGCGTCGCGCTGCGCGAGGATGGCGCGGCCGGACTGGTCGGC